AAATATTTTCAATTTTGGTTAAAGTTGGGTTAGGTACATCTCAATACGAAAGCTTATATAAAAAGTTTGTACATCCGGCTGGATTTTATTTCGAAGGTGAGGTAACTACTGAAGATGAAGCAAAATTAAATAGTATACAAATTACGTCTGAAGCTGGATCGTTTATTGGGCTGATTCAATCAGAGGCTACCGTTGCTCCGGAAATCTTTGTATCAACAACTGGGCTGGTTGATTCTGATAATAGAACATATCGCTACGATTTAACTACACTAATTTCAGCGTATAGCACAGCAACAGCAGCTCAGCTTGATGCACAATACGAATCAATTGCTCAACTTATTACACCTAACTCGTTTACGTTTGATGATAGTGATACGATTAGACCTTCTCTCGATAATGTTATTGAGACAATGGACAATGATATGTTCACTAGATACCTTAGTGATTCATCATTCTAGTATAAATAGAAACAAGAAGTTTATATAGGACTAAATAATGACTAGACAAAATTTATCGACAGGCACTACTGCAAATGATGGTACAGGTGATACCTTACGAAGCGGCGCGACTAAAATTAACGCTAATTTTGTAGAGCTGTACAAAGCCTTTGGAGGTGATAGTAATATCCTAGCTCCAGGTATTGCCTTTGATAGTAACGGTATTATTTTTGAAGGTACGGTTGTTGATGCAAATCAGCTTACATTGAGTGCTGCAACATTATCGGCTGATCATACGCAGGTATTACCTAATGCGTCTGGTAATATCGTAGTTGATACTGCTACTCAAACGCTGACTAATAAAACAATTACTACCCCAACTATGACAAACCCTACAATTGAAGACGCAACTTCAAGCTATAACTATAATGTTACTGCATCAGCACTAAGTGGTAATCGTACAGTCACACTTCCAGCACTGTCTACAAATGACACGATTACATTTAATGCGCAAACACAAACATTGACAAATAAAACATTAACTTCACCAACAATAACTACTCCTACAGTTGCAACTCATATTAAAGATACTAATGGCGCCATACTCTTAACGACTACACCAGGCACATCGGCAGTTAATAACTTAGCTATTGAAAACGCGGGATATAGTAATAATCCTAAGTTAAGTGTAGAAGGTGCAGATCCTAATATTAGTATGAGTGTATCTTCAAAAGGTACAGGTGCGGTCTTTACTACAAAGCTAGCATATGATACTGCTGTCATGACAAACAATGGTACTGCTGATCAAACAAAGACATATATACAATTTAATAGAGCAACAGCTCTTTCTGCTACTCTTGCAGACGGTACAATAATTGGTGAAATTAAAATCTTTACAAATAAAAATACTGGAACTGCAACAGTAATTCCAACTAATTTTGCTCAAGGTACATCATTTACGGTCACACAATATGGATCGGCTCAATGTATTTGGGATGGTACAAACTGGTATATGGTAGGTGGTGCTAGCGCGGCTCACGGCTATCTTGCAATTACATAATAGGAAATAGAAATGGCTGCTACTGTAACAAACAAACTTAAATTTCAATTACTTAATACACTGTATGATGAAGTTGTAAATTCAACAAATCGGTATTATGTAGCGATTGGTAGATCAGAGGCATGGGATAGTGCTGAAACTGTACCTGCACCTCTTAATAGCCTAAGAGAAATTCGTAACTTTAAGTTATCTGCACAATCAATTAAGCAAGTAACTGATGTATCATTTGTTATCCCTAGATATAATTGGTTAAGTGGCACAGTTTACTCATCATGGGATGATAACTTATCAGCAATTCCTTCTAATTCATACTACGTAATTACAGAAGATAATCAAGTTTACATTTGCTTAAAGCAGGGTAAAACAGCTTTAGGTGCAGCAGTACAATCTACTGAAAAGCCGAGCGGTACAGGCACTAACCCAGTTAAAATGGCTGACGGTTACATTTGGAAATTTATGTACTCAATTTCTGGTGCATCTAGTGCTAAGTTTCTATCTGCGAACTTTATGCCAGTTGCTAAAATTTATGATTCTTCAGGTACACCCGGTATTATTGTAGGAGAACGAGAGCAAGCATTAATTCAAGAAGCTGCAACTGGTGGACAAGTTTTAGGTATCTCTATTACTGACCAAGGTAATGGCTATACATCTGCACCTACTGTTACTATTGTAGGAAACGGTAAAAATGCTGCAGCCACTGCAACAGTATCAGCTGGTAAAGTAATTAACATTGAGCTTGATTCAAGTGCTGATAGTGCAATGACAATGGGATTTGGTTATGACTTTGCTAGTATTACTATGACAGGTGGTGGTGGCGCGGGAGCAACCGCTAGAGCAATTCTTTCTACTGACTCAGGTATAGGTGGTAATGCAATTTCTGATCTTCGCTCGTCATCTTTAATGTTTAACGTAAAGCCATCTGGTATTGAAAACGGTGACTTTATTGTTGCTAATCAAGATTTCAGGCAGGTTGCTTTAATGAAGCGTCCTCGTAGGTATGCAGATTCTGATTATACAAATTCAACTGGAAGGTTATTAAGATATATTTCGCTTACCTCAGTTGCTGACACTGAAGCATTTGTAAGAGACGTTGTAATTACCGGCGCAACATCGGGTGCAAAGGCAATTATTGATGATATAGATAGTGATAGACTTTATGCACATCAAACTGAAATTACTGGTTTCTTACCATTTAATGAAGGTGAAACAATCACGGGTGGTGGCCAAACAGGCACATTAGTAGCCTCAGGTGTTGACGCCGACTCAGATGCATTTAGTAATGATGATGTTGAAAGATTTAAGAATGACATTATCTACATTGAAAATAGAGCTCCTGTCGAAAGAACTCTTACACAGACCGAAGACATTAAAGCTGTAATTACGCTATAGGATAATTCAAATGGCAACTACGATCACCAGTTCAACCTTTCCTAATACCTATAAGGATGATTACTTAGATAGTGATAATTATCATAAGATCCTCTTTAATAGTGGTGTTGCTCTTCAAGCAAGAGAATTAACGCAGCTACAGACTATTATCCAAAATCAAATTAAAAGATTTGGTGATAATATCTTTTTGGAAGGTGCTGTCGTAAAACCAGGTGGTGCAAACTTAAACTCTAAGTATGAGTTTATTAAGCTGAACACTAGTGTCTATAGTCTTCCTGGAACACCATCTAGTCTCGTAGGTACATCATTTACTGGCCAATCGTCAGGTGTTGTTGCAAAGGTTTTAGAAGTAGTAGCGGCTGCGGGTTCAGACCCTGCTACACTGTATGTACAATATACTTCTACACTTGCCTCAGCATCAACAACTTCTGATCCTATTCGTATGAATGCCGGTGAAACAATGGATAATGGTAGTACGACCTTAGTTGTACAAACTACAAATACTATAGATGATCCAGCGACCGGTACTGGTTCCCGTTTTTCTATTGGTGAAGGTATTTACTATGCAAATGGTAATTTTATATTCGTTGAAACGCAATCAAAAATAATTTCGAAATACTCAGATGCACCAAATGCTGAGTGTGGGTTTAAGATTATTGAAGAAGTTGTGACGACAGCTGACGATACTGCACTATTTGATAATCAAGGTGTTACGCCAAACCTGTCAGCACCTGGTGCTGATCGTTATCGTATTCGTCTTCAAATTGCCACAAAAGCAGAAATTGCTTCTGATGAAAATTTTGTACACGTTGCAAATATCGTAGATGGTCGTATTCAGTCTGCAGTCAAGACAATTGATTCTTATAATGTGCCTAATGAATTAATTGCAAAAAGAATATCTGAAAATTCAGGCGATTACATAGTAGAACCATTTACAATTAATTTCGAAACCGACTCTGCAACTGGATTTTTAAATCTTAAAATTTCTGACGGCATAGCGGTTGTTGAAGGATATAGAGCCGCAAAATATACCCCTACAAGTCTTAGAGTTGAAAAGGCTACAACAACAACTACAATTAATAACGACGTAACAGCAGCTAATTATGGTAATTATGTGTTAGTAGACCCAGCCGAAGTCAAAGGCCTTCCTAACATTAATGAACTTGAGTTAGTAAATCTTAGAACAGTTGCTGATTATGGAGGATCTACTATTGGTACCGCTCGAGTGAGAGGTGTAGCTGAAGACGGAGCAAACTATAGATATTACCTCTTTGATATTGTAATGAATACTGGTCAAGCATTTAGAGATGTTAAAAGTCTTGGTACCACTAGTACAAACTATTTTAATCCTACGCTTGAGTTAGGTAAAGCTGTACTTAAAGAAACCGGAAGTACGGTTCTTTTCCCGCTTCCTCATGATAGACCTAGCACTATTGCAGATATTTCTTTAGTAACCCAGCGAAGATTCACCACTACTACTAATAGCTCTGGACAAACAACAATTACAGTTTCAGCCAGTGGTGAAGATTTTACGAATACCGGAGATTGGGTATTTGCTAAAGCAAATGACGCAATTATTACTACTTCAGTTAGTGTAACTGGTGCTGGTACACAATCTGCTACAATCAGCGGATTACCTGCTAGTGTTACAAACTTAGAAATATTGGCTTATGTTAATAAAGGCAATGGCATTGTTAGAGCTAAAACATTGACCGATATGTCTAGATCTATTACACCTGATGCAAGTGGAAATCTTCCTTTAGGTAAAGCTGACATTTATAGTATTACGGAAATTGTAGATGATGCCGATAGCTCAATTGACTATTCTGGTAGGTATTCACTTGACAGAGGACAAAGAGATAATTTTTATGCTTTAGGTAAGTTAGCATTAAACGGCGGTATGACAGCGCCGAGTGGATCAGTTCATGTTAAATACAAGTATTTTGAGCATGGTGTTAACGGAGATTTCTTTGCAGTTAATTCTTATACTGGTCAAGTAGAATACGGTGATATTCCTTCACACACTTTATCAAATGGAAGAACTGTTAATTTAAGATCTGTATTAGATTTTAGATCTGTACAAGACTCT